ACCAGCAGAAGCAAAACCACCAGGAGATGATAATAAGCATATTGGGGAACATTATAGGACATCTCCTGGGAAGCATCGTAGGAGAGATGATAGGACATCTCCTGGGAAGCATCGTAGGAGAGATGATAGGACATCTCCTGGGAAGCCTCGTGGGACACATCATAGGAAATTAGAACAACCGGCACCAGCAGCAGTAGAAGCATATGGAGCAGCAGCAGCAGCAGCAGCAGCAGCAGCAGAAACAAATGTTGGTAAAGAAGTAAGAGCACAACTAAAACCAGAACTACAAGGAGATGATAGTAGGCCACCTCATACGATATTAGAACAAGGAGCACTAGATAAAGCAGTAGCATATAAACCAAGACAAGCAGAAAGATCAACAACAGAATTGCTAATGCCAGGAGCACCATCACTTCTAGCAGATGCAGGACAAAGAGATGAAAGACAAAGAGATGCAGCACAAGGAAAACCAGGACAAAGAGAAGCAGCACAAGGAGAAGCAGGGCAAGGAGAAGCAGCAGAACAAGATAATACTAAACCAGAAAACAACCCAGATATTCAAAACTTATATAAGCTCTTAGTTATTAAAAATGTTATTGGACAACTTACTTGGTATACACTAGCAGGTGTATTAGTTTGTTCCGTTAGTTATAATTATATCATTAATATGTCTTGTGAAAAATCATTAGAAGAAATTACAGCCGATTTAAACAATGCTGAAGCTGAAAGTCTTGAATATGCACAAGAGAGCGGCTAAAGAATACTAAAATATGCTAAATAGCAATTATTTAAGGAACGCTTTAAGCTACATATTTATTATAATTTACATAACATAATATACAAAAATATACAATTATTGCTAAAATAATAACCATTAACCATAGCGGTAATATTGTTTTATTTTTATAACCTATTCCAAACTCGCGTGGCTTTCCATTTTTATCAAACATTATTGTTGGTTTACTTGCTAATAGTATTGCAAATAATATTAAAAATATTATTAATGATACTAACATTATATTATTCACAATAAATTGTCTTAACATACTTAATATTATATATTATTTATAATATTAAATAATAAGTATTATATTTTTATAATTTTTTAACAAATTATGCTTTATGTTTTATTATTAAAATTTTAATCATAAAATTTTATCCGTCTAAATAAGTAACGTCTTGTCCTTAAATTGTTTTATAAAGGCTTTATCCAGCGTCTACATTAACTACATTAGTTGGAGTTCTTGAATTAGTAATAATTTGAGTTAATATTTCCTCATGTCGTCTTTCAAATCTAAGCCTTTCTCTTATACGCCTATCTCTCTCTGCTAAATAAGTTCGCATAATTAATTCTTCGCGTTCTGCTATTTGTGTTAATCTAGCACGATTGAAAAAATTAGCATGATTTGCTCTTTCTCGAGCAGCTGATGCCTTTATTCTTTGATTTTGCCATTTAGTTCGAGCATTGGTTACTGCTCTAGACAATGTTTTCCATTGAATATGTAAGCTAGCTATATTTGCTTGACGTGATTGTCTAGATGTGTGCCGATTACGAGATGTTCGATAAATAGTATGCCTTAATCCAACATTATTTCGATTTATAGTTTGATTTGTATTTTGATTTGTAGGTATTACTGGTATTGGAGCTCTACATAATGGACATCGAGCATTATAATCATTATCTATAACTGGTTTAATACATTTTGCGTGAAATTTATGTCCGCAAGGCAAAGTGCTTATTAGTCTGGGAAACAACATTTTAGCTAAACATATAGAACAAACATCGGCGTTTTTTGATTTGGCTAATGTGGTTTTAAATGATTCTTGTATTTTTTGCGCACTACTTTCTTTATGTAAGTTGTCTATTGTTTGTCTTTGCTTAATAGTTTTTCTTATATTATTTACAAATTGACTAGCAATAAGCTTTCGTTTTCGTGTAAAAGAATTACTTTTACTTTTACTTTTACTTTTACTTTTACTTTTTTTTCTTGTGCTTTTAAATAGCGAAGAAATAAAAGTGGTGGGGTTGGGCATTACTAACATAATAATATATAATATTTTGTGCTAAGTTATGTAAGTTATGTAAGTTATGTAAGTTATGTAAGTTATGCTAATTTAATATAATTTAGGATTAATAATATATTAGCATATATTATTAATTAGCCCATTATGAAGTATAATAACAAAATTGTTAAAAGTGATTTTTCGCAATTGTTTAAGCTTTTATATGTAAAAAAATTCTTTTTTACGCTAATTTTAATAAATTTGTTAATTCAAGTAGCTATTACTTATTACGTTCATATAAATTTTAACCGAGTTGAACTTACTAAAAATGACAAAGTTCGCCGACTACTTATTATTGGAGCGCATATATTAAGTTTTGTTTTTATAATTATTTTAGATGTTGTTCCTATGCCAAATTGGTTAAAATTTATACTATTTTCTCTCTTTTCGGTAACAATGGGAATAATTTTAGAAGACATAAAACCTTATGTTGATGAAGAGACCATTAGAACAGCATTTATAGGTTCTATTAGTATATTTGTTTTGTTGTTTTCGTTTGCTCTAGCTCTTATAGCAAGCGCTATAAAATTGCCTTATAAAATTGGTATTGGTCTATTTTTTGCCTTATTAGTTTTGTTAATTGGTAGCATAATTCAATATTTTATATATTTATCTTCTATACTTAAAAAGACGCTTCTTGGTTTTACATTATTGTTATTTTCTCTATATGTTGTATATACTACAAATATTATAGTTCAATGCGATTATGGTGGAGATTTTATAACAGCATCTATGGATTATTATTTAGAGCTATTTAATATTTGCGTGGCCCTATTATATGATATTAGCATGAAACTATTTTATAGTGTTAAAAATGGTCTTAAAAAGGATGTTAGCTAATAATATTATACTATTTGACGAGTATTGTCTCTAGTCTCTATAGTCTCTATATTGTCTATATTGTCTATATTGTCTATATTGTAAATAGACTTATAAGTAAGATATTTCTCATATGCTTTTATATAAAGACTTAATGCGTCATTATACATGTCGTGTGCTTCATCTCTTGATTCATTAGCTTTTGTTAATATTCGTCTTAAAACTACTTCAAGAGCAGGATTATTTGCAATGTCCTCATTAAGTTTAAGTACATAAGCAGACGAGTCATCCCACATAGCTTTTGTTCTATTCATATTTTCTTCGTAGTCATCAGATATAAGTTTAAGAAGTGTAAGAAATTTAATAAGTAATTCTGGTTTAAGTTTACTTGGGTCTAAACTTGTTAATGGAATGTGTCTTCTACACAACGAACACCTTAACTCAGTCTCACGAGTATTATTTACATATTTATATAAACATCTACTATGCAAAGTATGGCCGCATATTAATGTTGTTATTGGTTCTTGTAAGTCAATCTTTGATAAGCATATTGGACATTTATCAGATTTTTTAATAATAGTTATAGCTGAGTTTAATTTTGTTTTTAATTTTTGTGTTAGTGCTCTTGATTTATTAGAACGTTCTAATACTTTTGATTTATAACTATTAAGCTTACTAACAAATCGTGTAGCAATAAGGTTACGTTTTCGCGTAAAAGAATTGCTTCTACTTTTGCTTTTACTTCTACTTCTACTTTTACTTCTACTTTTACTTGGTAATATTAACTCTACTTTTCTTGTTTTTATATTATTAAATAGGGGCATATATTATATAATAAGATTTTATTGCATTGAATTATTGCATAGAAAGCGGAATATTGCCAAATGTTCTGTCACTTACAAGTGTGTTAACTCGCGTTCCAGTTCTATTAGGTTGAACGCGTCTACACGTAGGACATACATTATTTACTTTGAGCCATGCTTCTATGCACTCATTATGAAATTTATGGTTACAATTTAGTGTTTTTATATTTGAACTATTAAACATAGAACCCGTGCATATAGCACATATTCCATTAACTAAAGCCTTTCTAAATGTGCGTTGAAGTGTTTTTGCCGCGCGTTTTTTTCTAAATCTTGTATATGAATTTGACTTAGAACGTGACTTTGAACCTGACTTAGAATGTGACTTTGAGCCTGACTTTTTAGATGACACACTTTGAGGCATTTATATACAATCTAAATAATATATTATTTTGCTAATATATTATTTTGCTAATATATTATTTTGCTATTTTTGCTTTGCTATTTTTGCTTTGCTACGTCTTTTGCGTAGTGTTCTTCTTTTTTTACCTGGTGCTTGTGCTTGTGCTTGTGCTTGTGCTAGCGCAGGTATTTCTGCTGGTGCTTGTGTTTGTCTTCTTACAAACCCATTTTGTCTATATGGGAGCAATGGGACTGTTATACGAGCATGTAATGGAACATTCATTGCTCTTATAATTGAATCACATATGTATATTAAGTTGGCAGTTTCTTTTTCATTTATTGGTGGAAAATGATTGGTTAATAAATTTCTTAATAAGTTTATATCTTCAAAAAGATTGGGTAAACGTAAGACACCTGCTATAGTTCTATCAGGTATTGTTCTTAATATATCATCTTTTATAGCACTCATCGTGTTTGGATCTGGAGTTGTTCTTCTTAAAACAATTACAAATCTTATTAAATTATTATAAAAATTAGGAACGCGTGTTTCAAACTCATTATTATTTACCTTTGTTTGTACCCTAGTTCGTCTACTTTTCTGGATTCTGGATGCCGCATAATTTCGTAATACCTTATTTGTTACATCTCGATGTGACCCGTTATACATACTGGCTATGAGTACTTTTCTTTCTAAAAATCTATTGCCTGCTTTGTTGTTTAGCTTTAATGTCTTGCGACCTGTTTTACGCATTTATATATAAAAATATTATTTATAAGTATTCTATTTTTATATTGAAAATATTTAACTAATTAGTTATAATATTTGGTTCAAAATAATTCTTAGTGTTTACGACGACGACGATTTGTTTTGCCGCGTCTGCGATTTGTTTTGCCGCGTCTGCGATTTGTTTTGTATCTCATTCGATGGCCACCACTCCTCGGAGGGAATTGCATTGGAGACCGTGGGAATGCTGCATCGTACATAGCTTGCTTTTGTTTATTACTTAGGTCACTACGATGGTCAGTATTTTTTTTATGCCACATGATAACGTGTTCGGGCTATACGGTTCAGGTGCTTTTGCCGCTGCCTCTGCCGCTGCCTGTGCCTCCATACGCGCCTGCTCCGCTAAGTATTCATCATTAGCGTCGGTAGACATTTATATTATATACAAATATAATATTAAATTACTAAATATATATTACTAAAAAATTACTAAATATAAATGAAAACTAAAATATAAAATTACTAAATGTAATTTAGTATGAAAATAAAAAATTATGCGTTTCAATCATAATCTTCGTGGTTTCCATTCGCATAATCGTCATCACCATTATCATAATTGAAATCATCATCATCTGGAATGTTAGACATACTATATTCTTCGGCATCAATAGCGGCGTCGTTTTGCATTTGTTCTTCTAAATCTAAGTCGTATATTTCTTTGTTCATTGCTGTTACATTATTGTTGCGCTGTAATTTCCGTTCTTTTAGTGCTTGTTTTTCTAATGCTTCGCGTTCTTGGTCGTAGTTTTCTTTTACATATTGTGTTAACCCTTTTTGCATTCCTACATTCCATTTTTCTAATTTGTTATTTTTCAAAATATTTTCAATTTCGCGCTCTTCATCAGAGAGATTTTTCAAAAAGTCGGTTATTAATGTTTTCTCCTTTTCTTTTGCCATAACAATTTTCTCTTTTACTTTGGCATACCCATTGTTTATTAAATTATAATGTGTGTTCATTATATTTGAATAGCACATTATATAGTTTATGATGGTCTTCATAAACTCGTCTTTGTTGTAAGTGCTAGAGTCAATATTTTGCAGTTGTAACATAAACTCTTGATCTTCGCTAATATTTAACAGCTCGTTAAGTATATTATAAAAAATGTAATTATAAAAAAGGGTTATTAATTTGTCATCAAATATACTGTTTATTTGACTTAAAGCCGGCTTTTCTGGGTCAACCGATTTTAACAATGACTTATTATACAAAAATACTTTCATCATTTGCGTCAATAGTTTCAGCTTTTGTGCTACTAGTTTAAACGCTAGCGCTAATTCATGTTTATTAGTAAATGTATTTAATGATACATAATATTTTTGTATTATATTATAAATATCAGAAATATGGACTGTTGATAAATTCCAATGTTTGGGAATTGCGCCATAATTTACATTGCTATTAATAATTATTGATGGAAAAATGTATAATATATTGTTAATATAATTTTGATAAAAAGTAATATTTTCAACATCAATTGACAATGTTAGTGTTTGACTAAAACTGGCAAACTCGCTTTTACTAATATTTGTTTGACTGCTTACTATTTGTAATATTTTTTGTTGTAATGCATTATTTATGCGACCTAAGTAATTTTTTAAGTCACGCAATTCAAGATTATCATCCGCAATAATAGAAAAAGTATCCAACATTAACTCCAATTTACTAACAAATATGTCGTCTAATTTGTAATAACTATTATTGGAATAAGCATCTATTATTATTCGTAGTGCTTCCACATTATTAATAATAGTAAAGTTAATAGGAATATTTATAATATTGTTTTTGCTCACAATATGTATTAATTCTATAAATGACGCAAAATTATAGATTTTTCCATCATTTTTGAGAGATTGCACAATTTCTTTTATTGATTTACTTGGATCAAAATTTTGCGGTTTATCCATACATAGCCCTTTTAGTTCATCATCGATTGGAATTTGATTTGCAAAATTACAAAAATAGATAAACGCTTTGTATACTAACTCTTCGCTAAATCCACTATATTGTGTTATGATTTTTTGTTGGGTGTTTAATGGCACATAAATTTGAGGTGAATATGTTAAATTGTCAATACCTTTAAGTATAGTATTGTAAAAATTTGCCAAATTATTATAATCTACTATAGCGGGATTAGCATTTATAAAATATTGAATGCTGTTTTTTTGCGAATTACAGCACGCATTTTCTAAAAACGGATTGTCATTTGAATTTTTTAATAATGGACTATTGGCTTTTACAACATTTTGAATTAGTTCTATAATATGATTGGCACAACTTATGCCCTTTGACTCGACTAATTCTTTAATATTATTTTTAGAGCCACGAGCGAATGTTTCGTATAATGTGTTCTTAAAATTTACATCTAATGGTTCTAATGCTTGAGCGTCTATTTTAATGTCATTTAATGGGGGATTGAAAGTATGCCATATGTTAATAGATAAATATATAGGGATTGCGTCTCCGTTAGTATCTTGGCTTAGCAAATATTCGCGCTTTTTGTTTAAATGTTCTACTAAGTCTTTGTTTTGAACTATATATTTTGATACTAGTTGTTCTATATTTTTAATGAGAGTGCTTTCGGACATTTTTAATATGCTGTTCCAAGGAACAATTGAACTTTTTATTTTATTTGCTATACAAGCTATATATGCAATTGATGTTTTGTCTTGTTCCCCGTCTAACGGATATCCACTAAATGACTTAATACATCCAGGAAATGTTTTCTTAGACGTTAAGACTGGAATAGCAATTTGAATAGCATATACTATAAATGCCAAAGTTAATAATAATAACGAAGAATTATACATATCTTCATAAGGCGGGTTGTTTTTTGCCTTACCTTCTTTTTTGGCTACTTTGAGCAACATTTCCTCGTATTTTTGCTTTGATGGAATGTTTGAATTTAAGAGAGCTAATACATTATTTATTATAAGTTCATGATTGTGTGATATATTTACTCCCATCATAAGACTCATGGCTTTTATAATATTTATAATTACTTGGACGTTAGGGTTTAATGATTTTGTAACAGGCTCTAAGTTTATTGCATAATCATTTTCTAATTGTTCGCGAGTAAAAACTTTAAAGCCTTTATCATCATATCCCTCATCGTTGTCAAATTCAATAGCTTTAATAATATAACCACTATGTTTGTCTACCCAAAAATTATTATCATCACTAATAGTGCCTTGAGTTGCGCATAATGTATCCAATTCTAATAAATAATCTTGCTTGGTTAAAAACGCGTTTGAAAGGCGCAACAAAAATTGGGGCATCAATTTTACACTTGTTTTTATACAATAGAGCCAATACACGTTTTCGTCATTTATTGCATTTCGTGTATAATTTAGACAAAATCGCTTTATTAATTCGTATTTTAGCGATAAATCTTTGATTTTTAATACGCTATTTTTTAATTGTTCATATGGAGATGTGATTATTTTTGATTCATAAGGTTCTTCTAACCCTAGCAAATAATTATTAGTATATTCGTTTTTAACTTTATTTAGACCTGTTATTTTTTCTATTCTTTTTTTAGCATTTTCATAATTACTAGTGATTTTGGTCTTAATTTCTTCTATACTAAAATTGTATTTGCTTTCGAATGTTTTTAATATATCCTCAACTTCTGTATCAAGATTTTTCTTTTTGGTTCCACTGATTGAGTTGCATTTGTCATCTTTACTTATACACTCTTTATTTACATCGCAAAATATTTGATTGTTGTCAATATAAAACTTGTCTTCAAATGTTGGATCTAATATCCACACATTATTTTCTCGCTTATAAATATAGTTTTTAGAACTTGCTTTGTCTTTTAATAGCGCGTAGTCGCCGTCTATTATTTCGCGCTTTTCGTCCATTATTGATTTAGCCTCTCTTAAGGCTTGGGCCCGTGTTAATTTCATAATAGACATTAAGTTTGTTGTTAAAAACTCTAAAAACGCATTACTATCCATTGTTTTTTCCTCGCGTTCAAACTGTTTTAGCATGCTATACATTGTTTTATCGTATATTGAATCAAAAAATATTAGTTTATTATTATCGTTTTCGAGAGATTGGAGAGTCTTATATGCCTTACTTAATATATATTTTTCGCAAGTTGCCTGAACTTCGTCAAGCTCTTTAAACAAAATATCTTTTGAAGATAACGTCGTGGGATTGTTGGGATTGTTGGGATCTTTAGGAGCTTCGGGATTCTCAGGATTAGTCAACTCTTTCTCTCGTGCTTTAATAAAATTATCAAGTAAATTTCCAACAACTAAATCCATTATGTTTTTATTTAGTGATTGTAAGAAAAATTCGCCGCTGTCTACATTATACAAAAAGCTGACTAATTCTTCATAATTAGTAAATAGTTCTTCGCTTATATTATAAAAAGTAAATAATTCGTCTTTTAGCTCTTTTGATAATAACTCAAATGAGAAAATTATGTTTTCATTTTTGCCTTTTATGTTATTCAAAATCTTGGCAAAATTTGCCTCATTTGAAGTATAAATTTTTTTGTATTCTTCAATGTTGTTTGTTATGAGAGATTTTATAAATTTATAATCATTATAATGTAAATTATAACAATCAATGTTTAGAGCTTGTAAATCGTATATAAAACTTGCTAAACTATATTTGCGATAGTTGAGAGATTGTGGACTATAATGTGAAACATATTCGTTTATTAATGCCTTATTAGTTGGAATAAACGATTCAAGTAAATAGTTCATCTTTTCCAAATATGGAAGCTCGATTGATTTATCAATTGTAAAATAATTAATGTTTTTTAAGAAACTAGCATTATGTATATTGGTGTGACTATTTACATAATTATTTAATTCATCGTTTTCTAAGACATACTTATTATAAATAGTAGCATTATTTAAGAAAGTGCTTGGATTTATAAAATTAATATTTAGATTAGCTTTATCGCTTATATTTGTATAATTAGTATTGGACTTTGAAAACTCAAACAGCGGTAATGGTAAGGTTATAAATCCAATTATATTTACAAAATCGTTTGCTGTTAGCTTTGTTGGTCTTGTGAATTTTTTATTATTAACATAATGTGACTCTAACATATTCAGGCCTTCATTATATACATCAATCATAAATCGGCTCTTTGACAATGTTCCTTTAACAATGGCGTAATTGTAAAAATCATCGACAATATCATTTATCATCATAATTTGGGCGTTTACATTTATATTTTCTGGGCTATTGTTTGTATAATTATCAAATAATTGAGTAAGCGCTTTTATGTGTTCTTTATAATTGTTTATTTTCTCTTTTGAGCTGTTATTCATCCATTTTAGTGATGTGGATGTTAATGCTTCAATAAATACACCCATAGGTTGATAATTAAAGTCGGTTTCGTCTGCGTTACTATCATCATTTTCGCTTATTATTAAATTTCGCGCATTATCTAACACGGGAAGCAAAAAATACATTTTTTTGTTTAAATTAAATAGCTGTTCTTTTAAATATTTATAATGTTCGCCGCGTTCGCTCGGAATTATTGGATAATTGTTTGCGTCAAAAGTTGAATAAGTGGCTCGTAATTGGACATAATAATTTATTTCACTATGAATTTGCTTTATTACTTTTTCAGTGCGTTGTTCTGGTAAATAAGCATTTATTAGTTTATCTAAATAATCATTTGTTTGTTTGTCTAAACTATAACGTTGTTCTTCTTCTGAAACATTTACTTCGTGTTCTAGATCGTCTAATGGTTCTCCTAGTTCAATAGTGTCAATTATTAACGCCTCAAGATCTTCTCTGGAGTCGTAGCTTTTTAAATCATAATCTAATTCACCATTTGGGTCTTGAATTAAAAACGACTTCGACTCGTCGTCGTCGCCTGAACTAGGTTCAAGTTGAGGGTCTGATGATGATGCTAATTGTGCTTCATCTACTTTATCTCGTACAATAATTTTGTCTATATTTAAATCTTCGGGTATACCAGAATAGGCAAAATCTATATATATTATAGTATTACCGGGCACTATTGTAACTTCAATCATATCATTTTCTATGTTGCTTATAAAACCATTTATTACAGATGGTAATGGTTCTCCAAAATAAATGGAAATATATTTTTTTACTGCTAGATTGTTTTGCACTATAAAACTTGGACTACTAACTCTGCTTAGTATAATTATGTTTGCTATTGACTCTTCTTCTAATTTTCCTAATTGTGAGAGAGTTAAAGTAAGCGTGCCATCCGAGTTTACTAATACTACTTTTGATTTATTTATAAATTTAATAAAATAAACTTTATCGTGAAGACCACTGTTTGTTGGGGCATCTAATTTAATAATGTCCCCCAATTGAAGATTTACAGAACTTACTGTTTGAGAAAGTTCTGGGTTAGACATTTGACTTTTAATAGCACTCATAATATTATATTTATAATATAATATTTATAATTGAATTTTTATAATTGAATTTTTATAATTGAATAATTAAATATGTTTGTTATTTACATGGTTTAAAATGATTATTTACACTATTTAAAATGATTATTTAAATGGTTTAAAGCTTAAATCACTAATAATAGTATTACCATTATTATATGGTAAACATTGTAAATTCTATTAATCTTAATGTTACACATGCTTTGGCCAATGAAGACAATTATTTTACTATTAAAAAATACACATTTAATAACAATGAATATAAAATTATTAGATATAACAAGGCAAAGCTAAAAGAACTAAATATAATTAGTGATTATAATAAATACAATACTATTTCTAAATTTCGTTCGGTCATTATTAGAAATAATAAAGTTGTATGCTTTGCGCCCGAAAAATCAGTTGATTATTCATATTTTGTAAATAAATACAGCACAGAAAGTAGTTGGTTAGAAGATTACATTGACGGAACAATGATTAATGTTTTTTATGATACTATTAAGGAGACTTGGGAAATTGCTACGCGGTCAAGTGTAGGCGCAAATATTGTGTTTTTTAATGATGTTAAAAACTATAAATATTTTGATAATAACAATTATTTTAAAGACTATTATAATCTTACATTTCGCTCTATGTTTTTTGAGGCGTGTAATAGTAATAATTTTGACCTAAATTGTTTAGATAAAAAATATGTATATAGTTTTGTATTACAACATCCATTTAATCGTATTGTTACGACAATTAGTGCTCCAACTATTTATTTAGTTAAAATATATGAAATTACTCATCCAATTAATAATGTGCTAAGTGTTGATAATCTAAATCATGTTATTGTGCATGAAATTGATATTCAGTCATTAATTAATGTTCCGCCATATATTTTTCTAAATAGCACTGTTAAATTGGCGGCAAAATATCCGGTTTCTAATTTTCAAGAAATTAAGGACTTTTATGAGTCTAATAATGTATCATATCATTGTGTTGGGTGCTTTTTGTATAGCAAAGATGGAAGTCGGAGCAAAATTAGGAATGTAAGTTATGAAGAAGTTAGGAAGCTTAGAGGTAACCAGCCGAAACTACAGTTTAATTATTTAACGCTAAAGCAGCAAAATAAAGTAAAAGAATTTCTACAATATTATCCAGAACATACATTGATTTTTAACAAATTTAAACTTGCGCTTTACTATTATACAAGCAACTTATTTATGAATTATGTTAGTTGTTTTATTCGTAAAGAAAAACCATTAAAAGAATATGATTTTGAATATAAAACACATATGTATAAACTTCATGAAAAATATAAAAATGAACTTAAACAGGAAAAGAAAATTGTTGATAAAAAGTTTGTGATTAGTTATGTAAATAGTCTTCCGCCTTCTCAGCAAATGTTTCTTTGTAATTTTAAGAATCACAAAACAGCAGAGTCTAATGATACATGCTCCTTAGGGAATGGTTGTGTCGACACTTCTGTTACTAGCATGAATGTATGTCCGTCATCGCAAATGACTAGTGCTTCGAATGTTGAAGAATGTGAATGTGAAGAAGGCGAAGAAGGCGAAGAATGTGAATGTGACACTATGGATTATTAGAAATATTATTACGTTATAACATTTTTACATTTTTTTTACATTTTTTTATATTATTTTCATAAATTATTTAAAAATAATATAATAGACTATAGTAATATGGGAAACTTTTGTAGCTTTTTAAAGAAAAAAATTAATAATGAATCAATTAATAGTATCAATAATAGTAACAATAGTCCATTTTTAAAAAATAATGATGCAAAAATAGACATATATGTAGATGAAGATGAGAACAAGGACTTGCCTGCTTATAGTCAAGTATAGCACTAATGTTTAATCATATAACTGTAATACTACTTTTGTCTTCTATTTTGTAGCTTTTTCCTTGTTATTTTTCTACTTTTTTTTCTGTTTATAGTTTTATTTTTTCTTTTTTTACTTTTTTTACTTTTATTATTTATTTGCTTACTTGCTATAAATTTATTAATTCTATTTTTATAAATGGAACCACCACCTTCACTTGTTGGGGTATATAATACTCTAGTAATTATTGTTTTATAAGCAACTAATTCCTCGGGCGGAATTAGTTCATACATATTAGAATAAGGGCTGCCTATTGGTTTATTAAGATAAAAATGAAATGGTGATTTGTATTTGGTTAATACTCTACACATACCAATAATACATACCGCATTCAAGTAATTTTTGTCTTGTATGTGTCTCTTAATAGTAGTATAAATATTTGTTTCTGTTGCTGTTGTTTTAACTCTATCATATAACTCTAGTAACAATTTATTAGTTGTTGCACGAGGTATATCTGTATCAAGTTTTAATTCTGCTTCCATTTCGGCTTCAGTAGCCCAATATTTTGACCGACCAAAATCTATTATCTTAAGTTTAATGTCTTCATTTTCAACAAAAATAAAAACATTGTTAGGATGTAAATCCCCATGAATACAGCGCAAATCAAACAATTGCAGTGTCAACAAATGAATAACTAATGTCATAAAAGATTTTTTACTCAATCCAAATAGTGTATTTTCGAGGTGTCTAGTACTAACCTCCTGTAAATCACGTCCATTTATACTTGTTAAGTGTGAACTAGTAGCACTGCTATAGTGTATTTTGTCTTTGTCACAAAAATCTCGTAATGTGCAACAATCAAAAAATTCCATAAAAAGAAGTCTTCCTCTCAATGAAGATAATGATTCTATTTTTGCATTTTGCGTTAGTCTTACATAATCACGATTGAAGGCTTCTAGAGTATAAGATTCTATATCCTCATATAAAGTACCTACCCCTTTCTCTGCCTCTTCATCTTCTAAATTACTTTTAAGCAATGAGAATAGTGAATTGCTATCATGTTCCACACTTCCAAATTGTGTTATTGACTCCTCATATAAAAAACTTGGACATATTGGGTCATCATTTGCTTGTGCTCCAAGTTCTTTAGCTATATTAATCTCTCTGGTATATTGATCCATATCATAGCCATATGTACCTGTGTCAAGTTGTTTACATGTATATACAAAAAACTTCAGTATTATTACTTTAGTAGATGATGGTTCTACTTTTATTAAACTACTTGGTCTAAAGTAGTGTTGAAAATTGCTATCAAATGTTATTTTAAATACAAATACAATTCCATCTCTAGAATCCTCATGGATTTTAGAGATTTTTGTTTCTTGATGATTTAATATAGCTAGTAATGCTTCTTTTTGTATTGTTTCATCTTGACTGGTAAATTGAAGTACCCCGCCTTTAAGTACCATATATATACTATACAAAATATTATATAGTATATATAAATTTATTAAATAATAAATAAGAGCTATTTCTAAGGAATTTCAACATCCTCTTTTTTTACTAACACATTAGGTTTATTAGGGGGTTTAACAATGCCTCTATGCATTTTTTGCTTTTGTGATAAACAATCATAAGGAACTTTCATATAAATTGTTGTTTTGTTTTTGGTTACTGCAATAGTGTAAAAAAGGACCATATATATAGTATAGATTTTACTGTTTATATACTTTTTAATATATATATACTATTTATATACTGTTTATATACTATTTTATAAAACCTGTTATTTACTTTGAAGCAAAATATTCTTTAATAGAATTGATTACTAAAATAGCATCATTTACACAGTCTTCGAGGTTCAATAAAATATCTTCTTTAGTAATTTGTGTTTTATAAGAACATTTAATAATACTAAATGTATCGTGTGGATGTTTTTTTAGAAAACTCACATAATTCAAACTCTTTGATTTTAGAAAGTATTTACTATAAAAATTATATTCCAAAATTTTACCAATCGTGTAGTCCTCGTTTTCGAGTGTAATAGTATAACAATTTTCCATAGTGTCTTCAGAAAGACTAATAAAATCGTTATTTATTTTGATTTTTTCCAATGAGCTATATAGTTTTTTAATTAAAATAGACGCCGCCAATTCAACAATTTTAAAATTATTATATACTCCTAATGTTTCTATAATAAAATCAAAGCTGTCTTCTATAAAGATGCGCTTTGAATCCAAAATTAACCAATCTTTCTTAATTGTTTCTATGTCTTCTTTGCTATAGCTTTTAGCTAACTCGGCCGATTTTACTTCCCAAGCGTCTTTGATTTTTACCAAATCTACTGTATTTCCATAACTACAAGTGCTTACAACATTAAACATACCGTCATTTTTGGCATTACTAATGCTAAATTTTGCTTCTAAATGTAGCTGCTCTTTATCCATATTTGACGCAATTTGTGGTCTAAGGCGTATTAGTTCTATAAAGTCACCACTAATTGGATCGGGGGGGAAGATTTTGCCTACTTCCGCTTGTGTTAAGTATTTATTTGTTTTAATATTTTTAATCTTGAAGTCTTCACTCGTAACATAAATAATAGTATTAGTAGCATTTGCCTTATTAATTTCTAAAATATATTCATCAAGTGGAAATTCATATGGGCTTTCAATATGGATTGGAATACTGCTTAAACGCTGTTTAAGCAATTCGTTATTTAAGCGTGATTTATTAATGTATATTGACACATTGTTTTTTTCATATGGATAACTTTCTATAACAAGAGTTGGAATTTCTGATAAAATAATTCTGCGTAATCCATTAGCATAACTAACATTAACATTACTAAGTGTAAATGTTAATGTGTCGTTTTTTTCATCAACATCTGTTATTCTTGCTTTAAACGACATTATTATATAGTATAATTATAATTTGACTTTATATTTTCAATTTTTAATTATAATATATTTATTTTTAACTATTTAGTTAAAGTATTTAGTTAAAAATAATATTAAAAAATATTACTAAAAGTAATATAAACAACATGGGTTCAATATTATATTATAGTAATTATTGCGACAATTGTAAAAAATTATTGACACTTTTATCAAAGTCTGGACTAAAAAATACTATACATTATATATGTATTGATAAGCGCATAAAGAAAAACAATGCTACATATGTTGTTTTAGAAAATAATCAAGAAATATTACTTCCACATACTGTTAGCGCTGTTCCGGCATTAATGATAATTAATCAAAATTATAAAGTGCTATATGGAAATGATATTACTGAGCATTTGAAACCGGTGGAACAAGCAGTTACACAAAAAGCTACTAATTACAATGGAGAACCAAGCGCATTTAAATTTGATGGAATGTCGTGTGGTGTTGTGTCCGACAATTATAGTTTTTTAGACCAAAATAGTGATGAATTATCTGCCAAAGGAAGCGGTGGACTAAGACAATTATATAGTTATGCTACTATAGAACATTCTGATAGTATAGAAACCCCGCCTGATGATTATGTTCCTGATAAAGTAGGCGAAGTAAATATCAAAAATTTAGAGCAACAACGCAACTCCATTAATTAGATTGCTTCTTTTTAAGTTATTTTAGTAATTGTTTTCTTTAACTTCTTTAACTTCTTTTTCTTAGTTTTGGGCCACTTGCTTTGTACTTCTCACCAAACATTCTAGAAAATGCTTGATCTACACCTGCGCGAGTAACTTCTTTTGCTGCCTGCTCTTCCTCTTTTTTTATTTTCTTTTGCGCCTTTTCTTGTTCTTTTTTTATTTTCTTTTGCGCCTTTTCTTCTTCCTTTAGTTGCTTAGCTAATGCTTTTTGTTCTGCCTTTTTAAGTTGGCCAGGAGTTGGACCTTGTCTCTTAACTCTAGATGTGCTATGAATAGTTACATTTATAGGTGGTGCTTGTGCTTGTGCTTGTCTTTGTTGTTCACGTGAAAAAATAGAAAGCGCATTATCCAAAGCTCTTCGTGTATAATCATCGGCAACACCCTGAAAAACCGCCGCTTCATCAAGTTCTTTATTAGGCGACTTCTTCTTTCTAGTAGCTTGTGAATTAACTGGATTAACTACAAGTGTAACAACTCCGCCTTTTTTACTACGTCTTCTATGTTTTCTTTTAGCACTTTTTTTGTTTGTATAGGCCATTATATATATTACTAAATATAATTTTTGTTTTTATAAATATAAAAATTATATTATAAAAGTAATTTTAGTTTCTTGATTTTCTTCGTTTTCTTGAGTTTCTTCGTTTACTTGATTTTCTTCGTTTACTTAATTTTCTTCGTCTTGTTAAGTTTCTTCGTTTTGTTGAGTTTCTTCTACTTTTTTTGCGTTTTGAACCTCCTTGTCTATCTTCATCATTAGATGCATCTTTCTGTTTCGCCTTTGCACTGCCCGTTAGGCTTTGCCACGCATTTATCGCCGCCTCCCTCAAACCGGGTTTATATGCAGCCGCATCCGCATCCCTCTTCGCCATATCACTCTCCCCCGTTAACTCATAGTCGTCTACTATTGCTGTACTCTGTGTTAACCCTGCATTGCCCTTATTCGCCACATCCGCCGCCGCCGACGGAGCCTGTGACGCCGAGGACGGGGTGAAGACTGGCGCGGGCGCAATCCTGCCGTTCACCACCTTTCCCTCCACCGAGCCCACTGCCCTCGCAACCAAAGAAGGTTGTTCTATTTTTGGTATAAATGAACTTTCTGGAGCAATATGTCTAATAATATCTTCCATTGTTGTATTCGTTTCTTCGTATAAATGCTTATAATGCGCAACCATTGCTTTGGGATTTGGTGAAAAACTATGACAAACTACAGGATCTAGATGTATAGTAATATGACTTGGCATATTTGTTTCTAAGTATGCTTTTGCTAGATTAAATAATGCATTATCACCTTCTGTATTTGATGCAATATATACTACTACTTTACTATAAAAGTGAGCTAAAATTCGTAATGCAAATAAATCATCAGCTTCCATATCTACTATAACATGAACACATTTACTGCTTTTTTGTGTCATATTGTCACTAAAAAGTGGTTTTAATAGTTTTACCGACCATTCACGCACTCCACAACTATCATAACTAGCCATTTCAAGCATATAGTTTTTTTGAGTTTCATTATTTGTTGGATATTTTTGAAGTATGTCTATTGCCACGATAGCCATAGCAGCACAACCATCTGTTGTCACAAGTGGGGGTTCCTCGGGAATTTCATCTATCCATTGTTTAAAAAAGTTATCTATGCGATATGATAGTGTCAAAGCGCCACAAAACATCTCTGTAATTGGCAAAACCTTATATACGTTTCCATAAACTGCCTCTATATCAGTTTGTTCTATGGAATCTGCTTTTACAGATTTACCAGATTTTGTGTTAATATTTTTTAATAGCTTAAAAACCTCTTCTTTCATAGCAGTTGCATCTAAGCCATCAAAATTTATTTTAAATACCTTACTTCCGTTACTCAATGCCCAATTATCAAGAACTTTCTTTTTAGCCTCAGTTTGCTTTTCTGGATCAGGATCTGTTACTTCATCCATTTTAGTTTTCATTACACTAAATGACTCAAATATCGGTACATCTTCAGTGTCATTGACTGTACTTACAAACCGCTTTAAAAATGTTGTAAAATAATCAGTGCCCTGTGTTATATCAAAATTTAATAAGTAAGCTATTCTTTTCATATAAAAATCGCTTATCTTATTATTTTGTTTACTTTTATAAGGGGGTACTATTTTTTTAGGAAGCTTAAATGTGGGCCAAGTTACATCTGGTATATTGTGCAAAAAGTTAATAAATGCAGTAGAATTGTGTGGATCTGTTGTAACTCCTAACCATCTTTCAAGAATCACACTTTGTTCAAAATCAGTGTGATCAACATTTCCCCATTTTTTTAATGTTTCAATATTTTTTAATGCGGCAATATTTTTTAATCTTTGAATCTCTTTTGCTTTTTTAATATCTTCAGTCTTTTTAATATGTTTAAAATTTTCAGGATCTTCAATATCATATTCTTTTATTAAATCATATGGGTTATCACTTTGCACATTAAATGGACACCAACCAAAATATATAGGTGCTTGGTCATAAGTTGTTGAAAGTTCATTAGCCTTAGCAGGAACATCGCCAGACAACTTACATAGAATTACTACAATATGCTCTTGCCCCGTGTTTACCTGTGCGGATTTTGGCATAGTATCATCCACTCCAATAGCGGTATTAGTATTGGATGAAGGCGGAACCTCAGCTTTATTAAATTCTGGTATAACATTTCTTGTTCTAGGTTTAGTCTTTTGATAATACACTTTTTGGTTAGAAGGGTATATTTTCTCTCCTCCTTTTTTACTTCTTTGCAAATTTGTTATATTTTTTCTATTTTTTCGTTTTGAAATACTCATTTATATAAATAAATATAATAAATCTAAATAATAAATCTAAATAATAAATCTAAATATAATAAATCTAAATATAATAAATCTAAATTATAGTTAGTTAATATAGCACTATTATATAATGGATAAACGCATATATTTATTTATTCCCCTCATTTCTGTAAATAGCGTTGCGTATTTTTACCCAATATCTAAAGATAGTGGAAAGGAAGTATGGTTTAGACCCCCACCCTATGTTTTTATGATAGTTTGGCCGATTTTGTTATTATTAATTGGATATTCGTGGTATATAAGGCCTACTTTAGTGTTTTATTATACTATTTTGACCCTTCTTCTCTCAACGTGGTCTATAGTATGGAATAATAGTAAATTTTATGCTTTTATTTATATTATAACCACATTATTATTTACATTATTTTTAATATTATACAAGTATGTTAGAAAATCCTCTATTTTATTAGTGCCTCTCTTATTATGGTTGTCGTTTGCTAGTGTTCTTAATTATTATAGTATATAAAAATTTGTTTGTTATAAACAAAAAAAAATTTTTTAATTAACTCATCTTCGACTGTCATACCTTATTAGCTGTGAAATCTTATATATCTAACTTGATATTTAACACTCTCAGGATGTGAACTACTATTTTCATAGAGTGGTAAAATTAAATATTTGCTTCCCTTACCAGTTGAAGAAATCGATGTACTTTTTGAGATTGTTTTAGCTTTTTCATACGTAATAATGTCGTCAATATTCAAATCTAATACACTACATCCTGCTCGTAATATTTTAGATGTAACATAATGACCCGACGGTTCTAGCTTATGAATTACACTTTTTTTACTATCCTTTACTTTTGTATTCATCTCTCTTGATTTTGTTTCAAGATATTTTTTTGCTGCGGCAAAAGAATCAAATAAGTGCTCTACAAGAATATATTCGTATGATTTATCACATGTTTTATACTCTGATTTATCTATAATTGTAGGTTCGCCATGTTGATGCTTCTCAAATGCTAGACTGGCTAACGCTCTTGATTTTTCTTCTAAATCTGTTGCTATTTTATTAAAGTGTTGTGTTGTAAACACAACTGGCGGTTTATAATTGCTAAATCCTTTAATATTTCCTTTAATTCGTCCAGCTATTTGTGATGCTTCATATTGGTCGGAACATTGCGACAAAATAGCGTAGTCTATCATAAACTCATTTGACATTATTGTAATACCTCTACCAATACATATATATCCTGTTATTGCTAACGCATAGCGGTTAAGATTATGATTTTTATACAAACTAATCATTTTTTCATTGAAATTATCATCTTTATTATATGTAAATGTTTCTAATGTATATGGAAGTGATATTACTATACCATCACTATTTACACAAATAACAGCCATATTCTTGGCAATACATAGACTTCTAATAATATTATGACTTTTCTTAATATTTGAACCTGGTATAAACCATATTGTTCCTGGTTTAATTTCATTAAAAGCAACATCACTTAATACATCTTCTATATAGTCTAAATGATTTCCTTCTTTTTCTACAATAGTAATCTTATTATCTTTCCATCCATGATAATGCTCCGATGTTGTAAGTTCAATAGGAAATACATTTATATATTTATATTTTTGAAATAATGGTCCAGGTGTTGCTGTAATTAAATGAACCGTCACATTAGTATGTTTATTTACAATGGGATACAATGTATTATCAATAAAACTAATAAATTTATCTGCTTCATCTAACCATATGCGAAACATATATTTGTCGCAAGTACAGTCACTTGAATTAATAATGTCAATTAATTCATACACATCATCCATGCGCTTGCTATTTGAACAACAAACAATATTGCTAATACCCTTACCTACAATTGCCATAAAAACACCCGCATGATCACGAGCTTGCGCACTACTGTGTGATGAAAACTCTATGTATGACATTTTATCATATACATATTCTTTCAAATCATCCTGTATACGAATACTGGTTTGTTTAGTTAGCAAAAGATTATTGTCACAGAAAATCCAATTGATTATTGGTTTAATACTAGTTTCATTAGTAAAATCTTCTATTATTTGCTTTATCATAATGAATGTTTTTCCAGATTGTTCGGGTTTACATATTAACTGAAATTTCAACCACTTATCTAATTCACTATTAGTATTTAGATTTTGTTCTAGATTATTACTCATATTTATATTAGCTATTCAATTTATATTAATTATTCAATTAAATAAATAGTTCTATCAATTTTTTTATATACTCTTTATTCCTAATTAGTAATTAGTAATAACTAATTAGATTCAAAGGTTTATATTATTTTGTTTGTTTTAAATTTTCAATTAACAATTTAAACGTTATAATTAATAACTAATTTTTTATTTAAAGTTATAATAGTACATTTACTAATAATGACTACTATTAGTACTAATGAAGCAATTACATTACTTAATTTTTATAAAATTATTAAAGACTTAATAAAGGATTTATATACTAGTTTTGGTGACAAAACTAGCGCCAAAATAGCAAATAATTGCGACTATCAAACTATTATTAATTATAAACTACCGAACTATAGCGATGACATTAATGTTGATGAATATGTTAACTCTATTGATTTAAGCACTGTTGCTCCAGAGTTCTTTAACTCTCTTAATACTATATATGAATATTGTAAAGGAACATTTGCCCTAAGAAGTATTGATATTTTATATCAAAATGAAGACATATTTTTAAATAAGTCTAAAGCACAAACAGGTGACATATTAATTAATACGGTTTTTTTACCAGATATTGATTTTGCCGAGTTATATTATGATGATACAAGCAGTAAAACCAAACAAACATTATGGAAGTATTTACAAGTAATTTTATTTAATATTATTACCTCAATTGATGATGTGTCTTTTTTTGGTAATTCATTAGAATTACTTAAAATTATTGACAGTAACAAATTTTCATCTAAATTAGAAAGCACTATTGACGAACTATCTAAAATGTTTTCATTTAAAGAAAAGAAAGAAGGCAAAGAAGG